CTTATCGGAAGCCATGGCGCTTAGATGCGTTTAAATTCTGACAGGTCTGCATAGGACGTACTGAGTGCAATCGCACTCAGCAGTTAACTGACTATACGCGATTTAATGGAGACTTACATGGTCTTTTATAACTAACCAATACACCAGATCCAAGAACGAAGTTCTCGTCACAGATACACTGGAAAGGTTTGTTATACCATGTTTTGACGGCAACGACTCTGGATTACCCTGTGGGGGCTCTTGCAAACGCAAAGGGCTGGTGCCTTTCTTATGGAACGGTAAACCGAACTCACAACGTCACAGATAAATCATTGCTTGGCCAAAGAGCCAACCGTTAAGCTAGTTCTCCAGACCAGGAAGTCTGCTACATTCTAGTAGTACCTCTTGTTTAAGGAGACAGTGCAGTAGAATGAAGGATGTATGAATCCTATTAAGGTTTTGTACAGACTTTATACCATTCTCTGGTTGCGTAAGAAGGAGGAATTCCCTTTTTCAGTCACTTACTAGCTATACTGGTACTTTCAGTTGTTACAATGCGGAAAGGGCGGTTACCCATTTCTCCCTTGCTTAAGGGGATATCCGTTTCACTCGTGTTGTACTCAGCAAGTCCAGTGCTTCAGCAGTAAGAAACTGCCTATCATTAGGTACATAAATATCTATGCTGAGCCTAATGCGACCCTTCGGATGTTCTAGTACACTGTTAAGCAGTGCCTCATGGATTAGCTGTCGAAGTCTTTCGACTTAACTCAATCATCTATATGGTTCTCCTACGAATCATTGTTTTAAGCATAGCTTGCACATCGAAATATCATAGTTTCGAGAGTTGATTATTTAAGTCTGAGGAACTTCCTCAGAGTACAGGAATAACCTGTTCTCTCTAATTCAGTATAACGATGCTACTCCTGAAGCTTTGGAGACGTCGTATCGTTATCGGTCCTTTGTGATCGACTACGAGTAAACCTACATCTCAGGAGCAGTCTGCAACGTTTACCGGCTTTGACTCGTAAGAGCAAATGTTCTAAATCATTTCGAGGGAGACCTTTACTCACCTTTTACTACGCTTGCGCTCATAGACTTATAGTCATGATTTTGTATCTACCCCTTCGGGTAGGAGCTAGGAATAACCTAGTCTACGTAGAATAAGAGAAGCAGCAATAGGGAATATCGCAAAAGTCAGAAACGAATCAATAGAACACTAAGGATAACTAACCTTTAGTGTAGTACATACTAAGTACGGGAATTAAGAGCTTTGGAGACGTCGTATCGTTATCGGTCCTTTGTGATCGACTACGAGTAAACCTACATGCACTACTCGGTACTATTACCAGTAGAAGAGAGTTTGAGCGTTACCAGAAGACTTCTGGTTATTTGAACTAAAAGTTTGAATTAAGATCTCTAAATTAATAGAGTGTTACCGCTTACCTCTTAGTTTACTAGGATTAACCTAGTGTCTTGACTGAATAAAACTCCTTATCTCTAATACCATCATAGCCTTTGATGGTGCGTATAGTATTCGTCTAAAGTAACTTATGGACCAAGGATCCATATTACCTCGCCATACCCATTCCTAGTTAGTAGAATACACATGGATTAGCTACTCAAAATATAGTACATTGAGTTAGGTTACGTGTAAAGGAGCCTGTAAACTGATTAGATGAGTTACATCTTTGTGCGAATAGCTGAATGTCATTTCAATCAGCGTCCTATCCTTTTCCTTGGAATGGGTTGACTTTTATTAGTATTAAAGTCTAGCACCGTAGGATCCAGAGAGGCTTTCGAATCTCATTCAATGAATTTAAGCATGAATCTTTCGATCCATGTTCGATCCATTGTAACTGTTTCCACGAACTTTTCGAGTTCAACACGGTCAGCAATTACTTCTTTAGTAAATGCTTCCCATTTGATCTCTATTGGACGGGTTAAGTCACCTAGCATGTATTCGAGATCTTCCGCACGTCAGTTTGGCAGTTGTGCGATTCCTGTTTTTGATCAAATTGTTCCCCCTTCACGTCGTGAAACTACTCAACATTTGTTGATAAAGCTTCAGACGGCCCCTTCGGTGTCTTTATTATAGACCTCGAATATAGGGTCGCCCCGAACGTGTTCAGGGTATGTTCCTTTGAATAAAAGTAACAATTTGTCCATCATCGATTGAATTTCTTCAATCGAAGGGTCTCTGACGGTTGTTAATGATTTAATCATCAGTCAGTCCCACCAGGTTTCGGACGAATGTCCACTAAGTCCGGGTATGCGGAGAAAGATTAAGAGATTCTTGAGATGCATAGGTAACAATCCTAAGTCTTTCCCAAGTGTGCTCAAAGCCTTATATCCGTAGCCCCGATACTTAACGAACGCCGCAATGGTTCACTCGACATTAAACTTCTCGAAGAGAATTAATGCTCCCTCCAATGAGAGACTTGCCACATCCAATTCCTTGAATGAGGCAGGAGAAAGGTTAGAATCCTTGTGTATGATTCTCTTAGCAAATTCGAATGTATCTTTCGATACCACCGATTTGGTCAGATTAATCTTAACACCAAGGGCCTTCATAACAACCAGGTACCGTCGAGCGACTTTGTGATCGAAAATCACTATATCGTCTCCTAGTACAAGGTAGTAACTGAACCATCTCGGTCAACCCTCTTTCCACGCCGCATATTGCACAATAAAGTGATGAGTAAGGGCAAGCATTGCTCAACTAGACAATGCTCCCATGGGTTGCCCCACGGCGTACTTCACTGCTTTGGGAACTTTCATTCCCAATTTACGGTGATGTAAGGGAGTTTGATACTCCCGACCCACCAGTAGCCTCTTCCATGGGGCACTGGCTCGCGGGATCAAGTACTCGATTAAGAGTTCTTGGATTACGATTGGTAAGCGATCAGTTGCAGCCGAAAGGTCATAACTGAAAGCGATGCCCCTGCTTTTCAGCAGACGAGCCCCCATTTGCACACCCCTATCCTGATCAAATGTTGCATCTTGCGGAATATTTTTCAAAATTTCGAAGAGCATGAGATGAATAGGACGTAATAGCATTTGGGTTCACCAATCAACCATCGCGAATACTCTAACTTTTCCAGGTTCTTCCTTGGCTCCTAAGCGTCCAAGGTAGAATGGAAGAAAGCTGATAACTTTACTTGAGTTTATCTTCTTTCGACCGTTCCGTGAAGAAAACTTCACGGTTCTCTGGTAAATCTCTGGTATCTGATTTGCCTGATCAGCCAACCGTGTGATTTGAGTGACTAGACTATCTTGTCCAGTAACAAAAGCTAGTTCCTTGAATGCAAGGAATAGCTCACAGAACCTAGGGTTCTTTACAAGTTGGATGGCCTGTACCAGCATCGCTGCTGTAGTATCGTACATGTTTACGATAGGCATTATCTTCTTAGACCCCTTGTTAGGGGCAGATACCACTCCGGGTCCGGACTTAGTAATAAGTCTTGGAGCCCACTTCTCCACCTTTGCAACACCTAGTATATCTATGTGACTGCGAATAAAAAAGGTCTTTACAAAAGCAGAAAAGGGCTTTAAATCTATTTTAGGTCCGGGCGTAGTAATTGTTCGGATGTTCAGCTTTCCAAGGTAATCACAAATTCTATAAATAGAGAATAGTGATAGCCAGAAAATGAATACCTTATTATTACCACGGAGGATCATCTTACGATGTACTGAGGGTATTAACCTCGGTAAACCTCTTCCAGTGGTTCCCACGCGACGTCCCAAGGATGTCTGCGTACCAACGATAGGGCTACCTGCCTTCGACTTAATCAACATAATGTGACAAGTCTTGAGCTGGATCGCCAAACCCTTTTGGCCTTCGTGAGAGAGAGTTTTAAGTGCAATGCGGGAAAACCTAATTATTGCTAAAATCCATGAGCGACCAGAACTTCCTAGAAGTAAGATGGGTAATCTATTCAGATAACCGATCATACTTCTTTCGCCTGTTAAGGCGTGTTGCCATTTTCGAGACGCTTCTAAACGTTTATACATTGTACCAAAGTACTTTGTTAAAGCGTTCATTCGTGTTTTCATATTCATATTATTTTGTTTTATGTTTATGAACGGTCTTACCGCTCGAATTCTTGTAGTCCCTCCTAAGGCGCAAAAGCCCTTAGAAGCTACAGGCAACCCCCGAATGGGAACTCTGTTAAACGACAGAGAAGAAGTTTGCTGTATCTAATAAGATACAAGTCGCCGTATTTCTACGACGGGGCCACCCCGATGAGTGGCAAAACGAGACTGTGCTTGTCTCCGTCACAGCATATGCTGCG